AACAGTACCTCCACGCTGTCCGCGTTCACGGTCACCTTCCGCAGCGCTGACCGCAGCAGCCGGCGCCGGCGCGGATGATCGCTTGACCCCAGGACCTTCTGTATCTCCGCGCCCAGCTCCTCGGCGTTTCGCTCCACGCCGGCTCGCGCTTCGGCGGCGCGCATCTCCTGGCTGATGACGGCGAGCCGGCGCTCGGCGTCCTCGCGCGTCGCGCGCTTCTTCGCCATCTCGGCCCGCAGGTCGGCGGCGTCGCCCGGGCCCCACTCTCCGTCAGCGGCCAGGGCCATGAGATTGTTCATGCGCTGCTGCGCGTTCGAGGCGGAGGCCTCGGCACTCCGCTTGTCGGCCGCCAGGCGTTTGAGGTCGGCAGCGGCCGTCTTCTTCTGAGCGGCCATGGCCGCGTGGAGAGATGACGGATCCGCGAGTCTCTCGGCAACCTTCTCGGCCATGAAGCGGTCAAGCTCCTGGGCATTGAAGGGCTTGCTCTTGCAGGTCCCGCCGCGGCGGTTGCCGGTGCAACCGTAATAGAAGTACCGCTTGCCCATTTTGCCGCGTGCGGTCCACGTCGTCAGGTGCTTGCCGCAGATCCCGCAGAAGATCAGACCGTCGAGGAGGTACTCGTAATGCTCCTTGTGCGTTCGGCGCTGGCCGCCGGCGAGCGCGGCGTTCCGCTCGAGGATCGGCTGGACTCGGTCGTAGAGGCGCTGATCCACGATCGGCATGTGACTGCCGGCGAGTACTTCTCCGGCCCACTGCTGCTTACCGAGATAGATGGGGTTGCGGAGAATGCGGATCACAGTCGTGTGGCTGAGCGGGCGGCCTGACTCGCGCAGGTGCCGCACCAGGTCCGTGGCGCTCTTTCCGGAAGCGTAGAGACGGAAGAGATCGCTGACGATTGCGCGCGTGTCCGGGTTCGGCTCGAGGCCGCCGCCCTGCTTCTGCCGATAGCCGAAGGGAATGCGACCGCCGCAGTATCGGCCCTTCCTGGCGGCGGACTGCATTGTCTCGCTCACACGCTCGGCGATCATCTCGCGCTCGAACTGGCCGAAGGAGGCGAGGAGGTTGCGGAGCAGCCTGCCGGCGGGAGTCGTGGTGTCAATTTCCTGAGTGACGGCGACGACGTCCACGCCGTGCGCTTCGGCTTCCTGGACGAGCTGGCAGAAGTCGGCGACGGAACGGCTGAGGCGGTCTATTTTCAGGGCGACCAGGACGTCGAACTTCCCGGCGCGGAGGTCGGCGAGCATGCGCTGGTAGGCGGGGCGCTGCGTGTTCTTGCCGCTCAGTCCCTCGTCACGATAGACGTCCACGACCTGCGCAGCGCGCGCTTTCGCCCATAATTGGCAGCGCTCTTCCTGTAAGTCGAGCGAGACGCCTTCTTCGGCCTGGCGCGTGGTGCTGACACGAAGATAGAGCGCGGCGCGGAGCGAGCGCCCCATTAGTAACCGCCTCTGGCGGGAACGCCCGTTTGCCCCGCTTGTATGAGGCCTAATTCGTTGGAACGCCATTCCCGGTAGACCCAAGCAGCGCGCCCGGCGTTTCCGTTTTTCACTGCCTCCTCCAGAACCATCGCGTAGGTGATGTTTGTCTTTGCTATGGAAGAATCAGGCGTTCTGCCCTTCAGCCATTCATTGAAGCCTGGCTTGGCGGCGATCTCCCGCCAGTCCGGGACCAGCTCGGTCAATCGCGCCTCGAAGGCCGCCCGCTGACGCGCGATCTCTGCTTCGCGGGCCAAGCGTTCCTTTTCTGCCTTCTGATCCGCGAGCGCTTTGTCTTCACGGGCCTTCTTCTCCTCCGGCGTGATCCACTCATCGCCCACTTTGATAAGTCCCTTTTGCGCCTGCGCGGTCTCAAAGGCAGTCTGCTCAGCGCGCGTCCGTAAACCCAAAGCCTTCCGCGTTTCATCCGAGAGGGAAGCCAATGGAATCCAGGCGCCTCCATCTGCACAATTCACGAGCGCCTTATCGCCCTTGACCTTCAGGACCGTGACGTTTTTGAAGGCCTGCCCGTCCGTCGTCGTGACAATATCTACCGGATCCCGCGCGAGCACGGCAACGGAGAGCGAGAACAGAAGAGCCATCGCAAGAGCGAGACGCCCCATGATATGCCTCCTTCAAAATTTCACGCCCCAGACGCGCGTCATTCGCTGAACCTCGTCCGCCGGCACTACGTCGGCATTGTGCGACGGGTTCACCGGCTGAAGTATAACCTGTCTGCCCTTGCGATGCACGCGCTTGAATGTGCGGGTTCCGTCCGTGAGTTCCACGATGGCCAAGTCGCCGTCGCGGACGGTATCCCCCTTTTCGACCAACACGATCTGGCCGTCCCGTGCGATCGGTTCCATGGAGTCGCCGCGCACACGGAAGCCGACGAGATTGTCAGGCTTCTTCTCGTGGTATGGCGCTTCGCCATCGGCAACGATCCAATGCTGGCCGCCGCCGGCGTTGAAGACCGGGAATCTGCCCGGATCGTGAACCTGCTCTTCTTCTCCGTGCCACGATGCGAGAGAATCTCCAGATAGCTTTGCGAGTCTTTCCAGTACGGCGCGGCCTGGCTTCGCGCTCCCGTGGAGGTACTGCGAGAGCGTCTGAATCTTCCATCCCATAGCCTCAGCGAGGCGCTTTTTGCCGCCGAAGTGAACTGCGAGCGCCGATAGCTTTTCCCGAAACGCCCCGTAATTCAAGGGGTTTTCTCCATGGTTACAAATTCATGTAATTTTTCTCTTGACAGAGTTACGTGACTATGATACCTTTCCACGCAGTCACGGAGAATTGAGGTCGAGACAATGCTTCAGAATTCCGAGCGCGCGCAGCGGGTTGCAAGACCCTCCAGAGCATCACGCTCTACGGCCTCGGTGTCCGTGACTGTTCACCCGCAGTCCGCTGCCGCGCTCCTTACGAGCGCCCGAACTTCCGCCGACGCCGCCGCGGCACGCGCCTGCCTGCGGCCTGCCAAGGCGGGAGTTCGGGCGCGCTCTTTTTCGGGATGTCGTCCTCGTCTGTCCGTGACCGATGATGGGCATTGTAGCACCGCGAATCGCGCAGTCAAGGCCCAATGTAATTATCGGCCAGGGCGCCGGCGGGTTGAGGTCCGGCCATGAAGCGAGACCGGCGGCTGGAGAAGGTCGAGATCGGATTCGTGCCGTGGACGCGGCTGGCGTGGGAAGAGCACGTGGACGCGCTGCTCAGTCCGCTGCCGGCAGTGCTCGGAGAAATTCAGGAGGAGCAGTCGCATGAACGAAGCAGTGACGGCGAAAGCGGAGACGGACGAGGCACAGCCGGAACGGTCTGAGGATTGCAGGGCCTTCGTTGGTCAGCTCAGCGCGAAGCTGAAGGAGGCGGCGGGAACGCTGCCCACCTTAGAGGACCGGATTGACAACCTGGTGGCCGAGGGAATTCATCTCAAGCTCGAGAACGAGAAGCTCCGAGAGCTGCGGCAGATTGACCAGGAGAGCATCGCGGGGCTGACACAGGAGGCCATCACGGCGGAGGACGAGCGGCGGATTCTGCGGGCGAACCTGATCCGGGCGAACGAGCGGTGCGCGATGATCGGGGCGATGGTGGAATCCGCCAAAAGGTGCGCTCCCACGGCCGTCCCGCATCAATGGCTCGATGACCTCTTAACGATCCTTGACGTGCAGGAGTTGCCGAAGATCGTCTGCCCGAAGTGCCACGGCCCGAAGCTGCACGGTCGCGGCGTGGGATGCGAGTGGTGTGGGGCCTCGATGGATGCGACAGAGGGATGGGCCAGCGCATGAGCGTGAATGAACATCCTCGACGGATCAGCATCTCGCTGAGTTCGGAGCAGGTGGTGAAACTGCTCAACGCGCTGCGCGAGGACAAGCCGTTTGAGTGCTTCGGAGTCAATTACGTCATCGAGATACAGCGCGAGAAGTCGAATTGGATTCAGAGCGACCTGGACGAGATCGGGGTTAGGAAAGGTAAGGCACATGGCTGAGTCCGAGCAGACCGTTGTGTGTCCGGGGTGCGGGAAGTCCATTCCGCTGACTAAGGCGCTGACCTCGAACATCGAGGCCACGCTGCGCCGGCAGTTTGAGGCGCAGGCCTCCGACCGCGAGCGCGCGTTGAAACGCGATTACGCGGAGCAGCTCCAGGAGGCCCAGCAAGAGGCTCGCGCGAAAGCAAGAGAAGGCATCAACGAGGAGATGGCCACGCTGCGCGATCAGCTCATGCAGAGAGACGAGCAGATCGCGGAGACGCGCCGCAAGGAGATGGACCTCATCCAGCGCGAGCGGTCCCTGACGGACCGTTTGGCCGAGGTTGACCTGGAGATCGCTCGCCGCCTGGACACCGAGCGGTCCTCGATCCGGGAAGAAGTCGCGCGGAAGATGGAAGACGAGCGCCAACTGAAGGACCTCGAAAAGGACAAGCAGCTTTCCGACCTGAAGATGCAGGTGGACGTCCTGAAGCGGAAGCTCGAGCAGGGTTCGCAGCAGACCCAGGGCGAAGCGGTCGAGCTTCAGCTCGAGGAGCTGCTCGCCGGCGCGTTCCCGTTTGACCAGATCGAGCCGGTCGGGAAGGGCATCAAGGGCGCCGATGTGCTCCAGCGTGTCAACACGCAGCAGGGGCAGTACTGCGGCATGATCGCGTGGGAGTTCAAGAACACGCGGAACTGGACGGATGGGTGGATCGCCAAGCTCAAGGACGACCAGCGCGCGGCAAAGGCCGAGATCGGGGTTCTCGCCACGGCCGTCCTGCCGAAGGGCATCACGCACATCGGCCAGGTCGAGGGCGTTTGGGTGACGGACTTCGCGTCGCTGATCGGACTGGCCAGCGCGCTCCGGACGGGACTTGTCCAGGTGGCGCTTGGCCGGCTCGCCGCGGTGGGGAAGAACGACAAGATGGACATGCTCTACAACTACCTGACCGGGACGGAGTTCAAGCAGCGGGTCGAGGCGATGATCGAGTCCTTCATCCTCATGCGTGACGACCTCGAGCAGGAGAAGCGCGCGGCCGAGCGGGTATGGGCCAAACGCGAGAAGCAGATCCAGCGCGTGGTCGGCGGGGTGGCCGGAATGTACGGCGACATGCAGGGGATCGTCGGAGTCAGTCTGCCGAGGATCGAACGGCTCGAACTGCCGGCGCCTCAGTGAAAGGAAAGCGAGAGATGAAAGTTCACAAACGCAAGCCGAAGGCGACCGCGCCCAAGGCTGTTGTGCTTCCGACGAAGCCCGGAATGTACGACGGGATTCCCTTCACCGATTACTGCCTGCGCCTCAAGGGCGCGAACTCCACGATGCTGCGGCAGTTCCTCCACGAGACGCCCTCGCGCGTTTACTATCTCATGACGCACCCGGAGAAGGCGGAGGACTCCGTGGCGCTTCGCCTGGGACACGCCACGCATGCGGCGGTCCTGGAGCCAGAGCGGTTCGAGGAGGAATACGCGAGGATTCCGAAGTTCGACCTGCGGACGAACGAGGGTAAAGCCGGCGCTTTGAAGTGGGCCGAGGACCATCCGACCCAGGCGCGGCTGCTTCCGGACAAATACGACGAGACGCTGGCTATGCGCGACGCCCTCCTGGCCCACCCTCTTGCCTCAAAGCTCCTCGGCGCGCCTGGCCGCACCGAAGTCACCGTCCTCTTCAGCATCCCGGTCTGGAAGAACCGGGAGACGGGTGAGATCGCCTGCCAGCCGGAATCGCCGGGCAAAGGATTCGTCCGCGCCGGCGAGGTCGCGTGCAAGGCCCGGATCGACAAGCTGATCTCGTGGGAGAACTGGTCAACGGTCCTGGACCTCAAGACGGACCGCGATGCCTCGTTGGCCGGCTTCGGGAAGGCCTGCGAGAAATTCTCCTACCACGCCCAAGCCGCGATGTACCTGGACGCGCTGGACATTCTCGCGCCGCGCAAGCGCCGGTTCATTCACGTCGTGGTGGACAAGCGACCGCCGCACGACGTGGCGGTGCGCGAGCTGGACGAGCCGGAGCTGCGCGAGGGCCGGGCGGCGTATCGCTTTGCGCTCGCGACCTACATCCAGTGCAAGAAGTCCGGCGTGTGGCCGGCCTATTTCGACGGCATCGAGCCGCAGGAAATGCGCCGGAGCGCTTTCCGGTTCACCGATCCGACTCAGTAAGGAGCCGACGATGGGCCTTGAACGATTCTTCACCGCGAAGCTGACGCCGCTCGGCAAGATCAAGATCGGCGGCAAGGGCGAGGAAAAGGTCAGCGCCAAGGGCAAGACCTACCGGCAGCCGCTGAAGTACGACTACTTCGTCGTCACGACGATGCAGAAAGACGCGGCCGGCAATTTCAAGCCGGACGTGAAGCTGATGAAGGAACTGACCGAGGAGTACGGCGACGAGGACGGCAAGCTGCGGCAGATCCCGATCCGGCTGCTCTCGAATGATCCGGAGGTCGTCATGCAGACGGCCTTCGTCGCGTACCAGGGCAAGGTCTGCATCGCGCGGAGCGATCGGCAGACGGTGACCTGGTTCAATGACCTGAAGACCGGCGCGCGCCTGGCCGAGCCGAAGGTCGAGCCGTGGGATGAGAAGCTGCGCGAGTTGAAGTCCCAGGAGGGCGGCGCATTCTTCAAGGAGCACAGCGTCTTCAATTGCGTGATCTCGGCGCACGAGGCGAAATGGGGCGGCGTCTATGAGTTCCGCACGACGGGCGAGATCAGCGGGCAGCAGCTCTACAGCGGGATGCTGGAGACGCTGCGACTGACCTATGGCGTGCTGATCGGGATGCCGCTCTGGATGGTGGTCGAGCCGAAACAGGTGACGCCGCAGGGCCGCGCGACGACGGTCTACGCGGTGAAGCTCGAGCTGCGCGCGCCCTCGATGGAGGACATCGAACGGATGGCGCTGACGCGGATGCAGTACGCGCTGGCGCACAAGGACCAGATCCAGATCATCGAGACGAAGTACAAGGCGCTCATGGCGCCTCCAGGAACGGAATCGGCGAAGGACGCCGCCGATATCAATCTGGAATTCTCGCCGGAGACGGCGGACGCGAAGGTCGAGAAGCCGCCGGAAGGCGAGGACGAATTGCTGAAGCCGGCCGCTCCGCTGGCGCCGATGGATCGCCCTAAAGAGCGAGAAGCCGCCGGGGGAAGCTCCAAAGAAGGAGCGCGCACTACCCCGGCGGCCCCGGGAGACGATCTGCTCGAGGGCTCGAAGCCGCCGAAGGGCCCCAAACCGCCGCCGGCGATGATCGGAAAAGATCAGATCGAGGAACTCAAGGCGCTGGTCCCTCAGATCATGACAAAGGCCGACTGGCTGAAAGAGCTTGCGAAGCGCAAGGTCGAGCGCGTCAGTCAACTGACGGCCGCGGACGCGCTGACGATGATCCTCGACTATCGGAAGCAGCGCGACGAGAAGAACAGGCGCGGGCCGAAGGAAGAGAAGTTCAGCCGCGATGCCGCGATCGGCGCGGTCAAAGAGGCCCTGGCGGACGATACGATCAGCACCCTCCGATTTGCCCGGGCCTGCGCTTCGCTGGAGATCAAGTACGACGACAAGCACGCGGACGCCTGGCAGGAAGTTGGGGACGGCAAGTTGAAGGAACTCGTTCACGAGCTGCTGCTGGATCAGCGGTAGACCATTTTCCTGACGTCACGAAAAAGGTTCTTGGGAGGAAGGCGCATGGTGGAAATCAAGCCGGATCTGGACATGTGGGCTTACGTCGAGATGTTCGGGCACATTTCTTTTGCGGGGCATGTGACATCAAAACCTGTCGGGTCGTTTGCTTTTCTCCAGGTGGACGTCGCGGATGGCAACGGCGGCCTGGCATTCACGCGATTCGTCGGGCCATCGGCGATCTACGCCATGACGCCGACCGACGAAAAGACCTGTCAGCGGATCATGGCGGATCGCTCCATGAATCCGCTGCCATACATCCCGGCGCTGCCGGCACCTCAGCGGGAAAATTTCGTCGGCCGGGCCGAGAGGGCGGATCGGAGCGACTTCGATCCAGAGGAAGTCGAAACTGCGCCGTAAGCTGTTCCGCGCGGCATTGGACAGCGGGATTCCTCCCGCGTGCCGCTGCGGACGGTATAAGCGGCGAAAAAGGAGGGTGTCGTGCACTATAGAAATGGGCGCGAAGTGAGAAACGGCGACACGGTTGTCAGTCTTGGCTATGACGGCGGGAAAATCGTGGCAGTCGGAATCCTTCACAACGCGACGACTGGCAATGACTACTGCAATGGCAGCATCGCGCCGATCAGCACCGGCGTCGCGGTCGCGAGCGTGTGCGATTGCCTGCACATGGACGATGTGGCCGAGATGCTGAAGGAAAAAGGTCTCGACAAGCGACCGAGCGGAAAAGAGAATTCGCGTGACGACAACCTACGACTTCGCGGACGAGCGTGCCGGTCTGGAATACCTCCACAATGTCCGGTCGCGCGGCTTGGCAATTCCCCTCGAGGAGCTTCTGCGGGCCGGGGCGTGGGAGTTCTCGTCGTCAAGCGACCAGGGCGACAAGGCGACGACGCGGTATGAGATCGTGAAGAAGTAAACGCTCCGGCGCGTGCCGGACGGGTTTCTTTGGAAAGGAGGCGTGTATGGCGAAGGCGAAGAAGCCGGCGAAGAAAGCGCCGGGCGGTCCGCCGAAGCTGGCGGCCGAGATCAAGGTGGAGGCCCGCGATTTCACGCATGCGGCCGCGAGCCTCGGATGCAAGTGCGCCCTGCTCAAGGGCTGCACGAAGGCAATCCTCAAGCGCATCGAGAAGGTGAAGGAGGTTCTCGATGCGAACATCGCCAAGGGCGGACTGGAGTCTCCGCGCGCCGGCATGCTGTTCGGGACCCTGGAGCAGTCGCGCCAGGAATCCCAGAAGGCGGAACTCGAGCGGATTGACACGGCGGTCAGCCTCGCTAACTTCGTGCTCGAGAGCGTCGGCGCGGCGGACCTGAAGGCGTTCCGCGCGGGCTGCCGCAAGGTCTCCGAGGGCGTTGTGAAGAAGGCGGATGGCCGCGAGCCGGCGAAGGCGGCTGAGCCGGATGGCAAGAGCCAGGCGGCCGGCGACAGCCAGAGAGCGCAGGCGGCAGGATAGTGAGCATGGGCCTGAAAGGATTCGACGGAGTGAATGAGGTCGGATGCTGCGCGCCGGGGACGGCCGCTCGGCCCCGTCAACAATGCGGCCACAAGACTAAGTGCTGCCGAATATCGGCAAGCGGCCTAAACGGTCGCCCTGAACCCGGCGAGGAAGCCCGCGTAGCCGGCAGTAGGGACCAGACGCAGGCGACGGCCCGGAGAGACGGGCTGGCTTGCCGGTTGAAAGCTGCTCCGAAGGAATTCCGGCTGGCCGGGCGTCGTGGCCAGCCACGCGCAAAAGGGCTGAAATCCCCTGGAGCGAAACCGGCTGGTGGAGGCAAGGCTTGCCCGACGAGCCTCAATCATCGGGACACGCGCGTAGACGCACCGGCTGAAGCACGACCGGACGGGAGTTCGATTCTCCCCAGGTCCACTCATCTTAGCATCCTGGCCTTTGACCTGGCCTCTGTCTGCGGATGGGCCTCTCTCAAGGAAGGCCGTCTCAGTTCGGGCGCCTGGGAGAATCCGGCGCGGTACGTGGACTCTCCCGGGCGCTTCTTTACCTGTTTCAGGACGTGGCTCGCGGACATGAAGCAGTGGCACGAACCGCAGCTCGTGGCCTACGAGTTCACCCCGCGCGGCGCGAGCACGAATGCGATGCTGATCCATTTCGGGCTTGTGACCAGGCTGGAGGAGTGGGCGTACCGAATGGAGGCGCGCACGGCGTTCATCTATCCGAGCCAACTGAAGAAGCTGGTGACCGGACGCGGCGACGCGGAGAAGGAAGAGGTGCGCGATGTCATGCGGAAGCGATGGAAGATTCCGAAGCTGACGAGCCTGGACGAGAGTGACGCGGTTGCGGTCTTGACCTGGGCGCTGAGGAAAGCATGAACTCGAACGGCCGAAGGCTGCCGTGCGCGTTTCCGTACATCGGCGGGAAGTGGAGGCTGGCGCCAAGGATCATCGCCCTGATGCCGCCGCATGAAGTCTACGTGGAAGTGTTCGGCGGGTCCGGCGCGGTGCTTTTCGCCAAGGAGCGCTCGAAGGTCGAGGTCCTCAACGACTGCGATGGCGAGATCGTGAACTTCTTCCGCGTCCTGCAGGATCCGGGCAAGACTGACCGGTTGATGCAGCGGCTCTTTGTGACGCCCTATTCCCGGAAGGTCTATGCGGAGATGTGCGAGCGGCCGCTGCCGAAGGACGATGTGCTGCGCGCCTGGGTGTTGTGGGCGCGTGCGCGGATGTGCTTTGGCGGATACCGGCCGGCGGAGAACGGGTTTCGTTTCGCGGGCAACACGCGCGGTCGCTGGCGCCGATCGCTCGGCTCGCGGCACCAGGGCGGCGGCGATGCGGCGACGCTCCACAACAAGATTGACGAGCTGGACCGGTTCACAGAACGCCTGCGCGGCGTCTACATCGAGGACAAGGATTTCCCCTACATCCTCGACTGGTGGGATTCGCCCAGGACGGTCTTCTACCTCGATCCGCCGTACTTCGGGACCGAAGGGTACTACGACGGCGGGATGTTTCCGGAGTGGCGGCATTACGAACTGGCGGATCACCTGGCGCGCATCAAGGGCAAGGCCGTCGTCAGCTACTACCCGCACCCGAAGCTGGCGGAGCTGTACCCGGAAGACCGCTGGCATCGCGCGACCTTCCGCGTGCGGAAGAACCAGCAGAAGACGGTTCCCGGCACGGAGGCGAAGTACGAGACGGAGATGCTGCTGATGAACTACGAACCGACGGACGGGGCCCGGGCCCCGGTTGAGAAAGGCGCAGGCACATGAAACGGATCGAAGTCGCAGACCTGTTTTGCGGGGCCGGCGGGATGAGCGGCGGCGTGATCGAGGCCTGCCGGCAGTTGGGCTTTCCGCTCGGGTTGCTGGCGATCAATCACTGGGCCGTAGCGATCAGCACGCACACGCTGAACCATCCGCTCGCGCGCCAGCTCTGCTGGCCCGTCGAGGCGGTCAGCCCCAAGCGCAGTATTCCCGGCGGCCGGCTCGACCTGCTCTGCGCCTCGCCGGAGTGCACGCATCACAGCATCGCGCGCGGCGGGATGCCCGTCAGCGACCAGCGGCGCGCGGGCGCGTGGGAAGTCTGCCGGTGGGCGACCGAGTTGCGGATTGACGACATCCTGGTGGAGAACGTGCGCGAGTTCGAGACCTGGGGCCCGGTCGGCGCGAACCGCCGGCCGATCGCCGCGCGCAAGGGCGAGACGTTCCGGGCATGGGTGAAGGCGCTGGAGTCGCTGAACTACCGCGTGGAGTGGCGCGTGCTGAACTGCGCGGACTTCGGCGACCCGACGTCCCGGAAGCGGCTGTTCATCCGCGCCAGGCGCGGGAACGGGCACATCGAGTGGCCGGCGGCGACGCACGGCGCGGGCCTGCAGCCGTGGCACACGGCGCGCGAGATCATTGACTGGACGATCAAGGGGCGCAGCATCTTCAACCGTGAGCGGCCGCTGAAGGCGCGGACCATCGAGCGGATCGCCGCAGGCCTGCGGAAGTTCGGCGGCGCGGCTGCCGAGCCGTTCCTGGTCATGCTGTACGGGACGAACGAGACGCGAAGCGTGGATCGTCCTGCGCCGACGGTGACGGCGAACGGGCAGCACATCGGGCTTTGCGAGCCGTTCTTGATGAACATAACGCACGCGAACGATCATGCTTCGCGGACCCATTCCGTTGACGGCCCGCTTCCGACGGTTACCTGCGCGCATCGTGGCGAGTTCGGTCTGATCGAGCCGTTCCTCGTTCACGCTGATTACTCCGGTCCTGCGCCGTTCATCCTGCCGCACCTGGGATGGACGGGAAAGAACGTCGCGCAGAGCGTGGATAAACCGATGCCGACCGTGATCGCTTCGCATGGGGTCGGGCATCTTGTTCAGCCGTTCCTGGTCAAGTACTTCGGGACCGGGAAGACCGCGCCGATCGGCGAGCCGCTGCACACCGTGACGACGAAGGACCGCTTCGGGCTGGTCGAGCCGGTGTACCTGGACATCCTCTTCCGGATGCTCGAGCCGCATGAGCTGGCGGCGGCGATGGGATTCCCGAAGGATTACCAGTTCCTCGGGACGAAGAGCGACGTGGTGAAGCAGATCGGGAACGCGGTGCCGCATCACACGGCCGAGGCGCTGGCGGAAGCGGCGCTCGCGGCGTAGGAGATTGGCGAAATGCTGCACGTCGGAAAAACCGCTGACGGGCGCGCGTTCACGCTTCCCTTGGACATCGTTACGCAGACCGTGGCGATCCTCGCCCGCCGCGGCGCGGGGAAGTCGTACACGGCCTCGGTCGTGGCCGAGGAGCTGCTGGCCGCGAAGCAGCAGGTGGTCGTCCTTGACCCGACCGGCGGATGGTACGGACTGCGGTCCTCGGCGGATGGCGCGAGCGACGGATTCCCGGTGCTGGTGATCGGCGGAGATCATGGCGATATCCCGCTCGAGGAGGCGGCGGGCGAAATGCTCGCCGCGGCCATCGTGGAGAACCGCTTCTCGGCCGTGGTGGACGTATCGCTCTTCCGAAAGGGACAGATGCGCCGGTTCGTGACGCCGTTCCTGGAGTCGCTCTACCGCCTGAACCGCGAGCCGGTCCACCTGTTCATTGACGAGGCGGACGACGTTTGCCCGCAGCGGCCTTTCGGCGACGAGGCGCAGATGGTGGGCGCCGTGGAGGATGTCGTCAAGCGCGGGCGGAAGAAGGGCATCGGCTGCACGCTGATCACGCAGCGGCCGGCGGACCTGGCGAAGCAGGTACTCACCCAGGTCGAGATGCTCGTGGCGATGCGGCTCTCGCACCCGCTCGACATGAAAGCGGTCATGGAGTGGATCAACGTCCACGCGGATCCCGACGAGGCGCAGGGGATGATGGAAAGCCTGCCCGGGCTGCCGACCGGCACGGCGTGGTTCTGGTCGCCGCTGATGGATCTGTTTTCGCGCGTCCAGGTGCGACAGCGCAAGACGTTCGACAGCGGGGCGACGCCGAAGCCGGGGCAGGCGGTCCGCGAGCCGAAGCGGATCACGAAGGTTGATGTTGCAGCCTTGGGCGAGAAGATCAAGGGTATGGCGGAGAAGGCGAAGGCAAACGATCCGAACGTCCTGAAGCGGCGCGTTGCGGAACTGGAGAGGCAGCTCAAGACGCTGCCAGCAGCGGCGCCAGCGAAAGTCGAGCGGGTTGAAGTGCCGGTCTGGACGACGAAGGACCGTGCCATGCTACAGGATTGCAAGAACGCGATTCAAGAAGCGACGCCCCTGCTCATCGCGCTAGAACGCGCAATAACCCTCGCGGACTGCAAAGTGGCTATGCGCGGCGTTGCGATCTTTCCGCGTGCGAAATCGCACCCGCCGGCGGCGCCGCCTGCTGCCCGGGTCGCCGATCTCCGGCCATCCCGAACACCGGCGCAGCCTCATTTCAGCGGCCCCGCCGGCGACTGCGGCAAGCTCGGGCGCGCGCAGCGCATGATCCTGAGCGTCCTCGCGCAGCACGGCGCGAAGCGGAAGGTCCAAGTGGCCGTCATGGCCGGCTATTCGGTCGGCGGCGGCGCATTCTGCAATGCCATCGGGTCGCTGGTCTCCGGCGGACTCGTCGTCCGCAACGGCGAGATGCTCGAAGCGACGGCCGAGGGCGTCGCGGCATTGGGATCCGCGCCGGCACCGCTTCCGACCGGACACGACCTGATCGCGTACTGGATGGCGCAGCTCGGGAAGGCGGAGCGGGAAGTGCTCCAGGTCCTCACCTGCCGCTATCCGCAGCAGCTTACGAAGCAGGACATCGCCGAGGCGACGGAGTCGCACTACGCGCCGGACGGCGGCGCTTTCGGGAATGCGCTCGGCCGGCTTCGGACGCTGGAACTGATCGTCGGGCGCGGGATGATCTCGGCGAGTCCGCATTTGATGGAGGGATGACATGGACGCGATCACGTTGTGGCAGCCGTGGGCATCGCTGGTGATCATGCGCCTCAAGCCCATCGAGTCTCGCACACACGCCCGCTTTGCCAGCCTGAAAGGATGCCGGTTCGCAATCCATGCCGGAAAGCAGTTCGATTTCGACGCAGCGGAGATGATTTGCGAGGTGACACATGGCAATCTTCCGGCCGCCCTCGGCGCGACCTTTGCCGATGGACTGCGGCGACTGCGGAGTGAGCTCGCTTGGCCGAAGAGCGTTGTCCTCGGGACGGCATTTTGCTTGAACCATCGGCCACTCGGCGCGGCGGATTCGGCTAAGGCGCTATGCGACTGTGTGAGGACGGCGCGCTGGGGCCTGATCCTTCGCGATGACATCGAGCGGTTCGATCCGCCGATCCCGTGTTCGGGGCATCAGGGAATTTGGGAATGGGAGAGGCCATGACCGCGAAGCCGTGGCGGATGAAGCGTTTTTCCTCGCGCGAGATTCTCCAGGGGATCGAGTATGCCAAGTCCGGCGGTCAGGCCCTGCACGTCTGGAAGGGCTGCTGGCCGAATCCGAAACCTCGCTGCTTCAAGGACGGCGAGCCGTGGGGACATCTGCTTGATCAGGATGCCGGCCGTTTGCTTCTCACGGCCCTTCATCTCGGCGTCAAGATGGTCAAGATATCCAATCCCGGAAAGCAGACGCAGCACGTTGACCTCTGCGGCAGGCCGCTGGAACGGGCGATGAAGGAGTGCAAACCATGACCGAACCGAACATTGATCCTCGCGCTGCGGTACTGGAATACCTGACGCGCTGGAAGCATCTCGGCCCGCACACTAAAGGCGACATCGCCCAGGTGACCGGCCTCTCGACGCGCGAGGTCGAGGAGGCGATCCACGAGCTGCGCCACTCCGGCGAGCCGATTGTCGCGGGCGATAAAGGCTACCTCTGGACTGAAGACCCGCTAAAGCTCGATGAGTGTTTGGCCGCTCTGAAGCATCGCGCGGGGGAGATTCACGGGACGATTTCCGATCTTGAGGCGACCCGCGACCGGCTGCTGCGGAGTCGGGCGATTGAGCCGGGCGGACAGGCGCGGCTTTTTGCGGAGGCGAAGGCGTGAGGATCGCCCGCGTTTTTCCGCGATGGACGACAGCCACGCCGACCGACGATCTGGCCTTCGTCGGGTATCCCGACCTCTACACGCCGGACGTGGACCGCGTTTACATCAGCGTCGCGTTCACCTGGGATATGGAGGAGGCGGAAAAGCTGGCGTCGGCTTGGGAGAAGCGCGCGCCGGTAACGCTCGGCGGTCCGGCGCTCGGCCGGCGGTCCGAGGGATTTACGCCGGGGCAGTTCATCAAGCGCGGGTACACGATCACTTCGCGCGGCTGCCCCAACCGCTGCTGGTTCTGCGAGGCGTGGAAGCGCGAAGGGCCGGTCCGCGAACTGCCGATCATGGACGGATTCAACGTGCTGGACGACAACCTGCTCGCGTGCTCCCGGCGGCACATCGAGGACGTCTTTGCGATGCTCGGCCGGCAGAAGCAACGCGCACGGCTGACCGGCGGGTTGGAGGCGCGACGGCTCGAGGACTGGCACGTCGAGCTGCTTGCGCGGCGGATGCCGGATGTCGCGTTCCTGGCCTATGACACTGCGGACGACTGGGAGCCCCTTGTCGAGGCCGCTCGGAAGTTGAGGGCTGCCGGTTTGATTTCGGGCAAGCACCGCATTCGTGCCTACGTGCTCTGCGGTTGGCCGAAGAACGAGCGTTGCGGGAGATCGGCGGACACGATTCGCGCGGCGGACGAGCGCTGCCGGCGTGTCGCGCGGCTGGGGATCATGCCGGCGGCGATGCTATACGACAACGGCGTCCATGTGGATAAGAGTGACTGGCACGACTGGCGGTTCGCCTGGTCGGACCCGGCGGCGTGCGGGAAGCGCATGAAAGAGGAGGGGAAGGCATGAGCGGCAAGACAAAGATCGAATGGACTGAGGCGGCTTGGAATCCCATCACCGGCTGCTCTCCGGTCAGCGAGGGCTGCGAACATTGCTACGCGCAGCGGATGGCGCAGCGCCTCGCCGGCAGGTACGGCTACCCGAAAGCATATCCCTTCGCAGTGACGGTCCACGACGACCGCATGGTAGAACCACTAAGTTGGAAAAAGCCTCGCCGGATATTCGTGTGCTCAATGGCCGACCTGATGCACGACAACGTCCCGGACATGGCCATACGCGACGTAATCGGTACGATCAAGGCGGCACCGCAGCACACGTTCCAGATCCTCACCAAGCGCCCGCGACGGCTGGAGGAGTGGGTGTGGCCGTCAAACGTCTGGCTCGGTGTGACCGCGGAGAATCAGCAGAGGGCTGACGAGCGCATACCGATACTGCTCACGCATCAGCATGCGTCGGTCCTCTTTGTTTCTATCGAGCCGATGCTCGGGCCGATCACGCTGAAGCGCTACATCGGCGATCCGATGCCGCGGCCTTGGCCGGTCCTCGTTCACGCAGATGGTGGGACGCCTCCGCGCGGTCTGGACTGGGTAATCTGCGGCGCAGAGACCGGCCCCGGCGCGCGCCCGATGCACAACGTATGGGCGGACGATCTCTACAGGCAATGCAAAAAGGCCAGCGTCCCCTTTTTCTTCAAGAAGCAAACAGAGGGGCTTGGCGTTCTGGAGAAGGTGCTGGCGTGCCGAGAGATTCCTGGCGTGGAGTCGCAGTGATCGAGCGAAAAAGGAGTTGATCTTTCGCGCAAGGGATGGCTCAGTGTGGGCGCGGACGGCTGGATTCGACGGGACCGGCGCAGAAGGATGAACGATGAGCGCGAAGGCGGAGAATGGCGGAAAGCAGTTCGTGGTCGACTTCTGGTTCAAGGAGTGGATGGTCGACGGCGCGCTGCGGGGAGCCGGACCTGTGGTCCGCGATCGCTGGCATGATGCGCTCTGCCAGATGTGGCTGCACGACACGGACCGGAGGCGGGACACGATGGAGGGTTGGGCGAACGTCTGGGGCTGTCCGGTCGCCGAGGCGCGGGAGACCGTTCGCGTGATTGCGTTGAGGGACATTGGCTCTGTCACGCTTTGTCACGGTTACGTCACGCTGCGATGTCGGCGGCTGACGAGGAAGCTCAAAGAGCGCGCCCAGGCTAGAGATCGTCAACGTGCGCACCGTGAGGAGCGCGCGGTGTCACGCCCGTGTCACACGGGCACTGTGATATCACCTATCACCACATCACCAGTTAACGTTAAATCACCTTCTGTTAAACGGACGTCTTTAAGGGCGCGGGAGGAAACGAAAGGTGAGATGAAAACTCCTCGTGAGCCGGTGAAGGGTGAAACGACAGGAACGAACTGGAAACGGGTGTGGAGTATTGTGGTCGACTGGTTTGTCGAACGGAAGGGAAAGGCGGCCGCTGAATGGACGAATGCGCTGGCGTCCAAGAGAGGGACGCTGGAGGCGTTCAATCCGTTGATCGTCGTCGGTCATGTCATGGACGTCTACCACGCGAAGTCCAGGCCGCGGGATGGACGGCAGGCGGCGGTGTGGGTGATGAGGCGATGTCAGAAGCACTACACGCCGGCGCACTATGACGACGCGAAGCGAGCGCTGGAAGGGATTGCATCATGAGGCGACGCTGCAAAAAGCGACAATCTGTAGGTACTCCTGGGCGAGACTTCGGGCTTGAAGGTGTGCGTGGGCGGCGGCAAGATTCACAGACTTTGTTTGCCACAAAACGGTCGCTGAACGTACAGAAAATCGCGGCGCTCCTGGTGAATGGAAAAACGTCGTCAGCGATCATGTCGTGGGCCGTCAGTGACCGCGGCCTCGGTCTGTCGGAAGCGCAGGCCGGTCGTCTCATGCGTCAGGCGAAGAAACAGATTTCGCGCGACTCAAAATGGAGCCAGGAGGAAGAGCTCGGTCTGGCAGTCAGTCGTCTCCGCATGCTCTACGCGAAGGCGTTGTCAGCCGGTGACACCGCTGGCGCTTTTTCGATTCAGCGAGAGCTGAATTCACTGACGGGTCTTCGCGGGCGCGATGGCGATGGCAGCGACGGAAAACCGCCGCCCCACGACGATGGCGCAAGCCGAGAGTTGGCCGCGGCTCGAGCGCATCTTGCCGCCCTGAACCTCGGAGGCCCGGACGTTCCGGTGAGTGAGTTGGCGCGGTTGGCCGTCCAACGGATCGTGGAGTTGATGACCAGTGCGAATGAAGAAGGCAAGAAGTCCGGCAAACTATGAGCGTCACAGGGCGGACGCCCGGGCGCGCATGGCCGCCAAGTCGGAGGCGGGCCGCGATATCGGCGAGATGCCGGCGGTCGTAAATCCGATGCGCAAAGCGCGCTGCGGCGCTTTGCTCCAGGCGTTCATCGAGAGCTACCTCCTGAAGATGTTCACGGTCCGCGGAGACCACTGGCCCTGGTCGGCAACACACCTGGAGGTCATGCGTCGCATCGAGGCCGTCGTGCGCTACGGCGATATGTTCGGCGTGGCCATGCCGCGCGGCGGCGGCAAGACCTCTCTCATCAAGGCGGGAACGTTGTGGGCGAGCCTCTTCGGCTTCAGGCGATGGGTCTGCGTTCTCGCCGCCACGGCGCCGAAGTCGGGGGCGATCATTCAGGATTTGCAGACCATCGTGGAAACCAATCCACTGCTCGCGGCGGATTTCCCGGAGGTCTGTTATCCCGTTCGCAAGCTGGAACGCATCGCTGGCCGGCAGCGCGGGCAGACATTCAGGCGGGAGCCGACGCGCATGGCCTGGAGCGTGAATGAAATCGTCCTCCCGAACATTCCCGGAAGCCGGTGCGCCGGCAGCATGGTCACGGCGACCGGCCTCGAGGGTTCCGGCATCCGCGGCCAGGTGCGCGTGCTGGCCGATGGCACGCAGCTCCGGCCCGACCTGGTGTTCATAGACGATCCGCAGACGGACGAGAGCGCGCATTCGGCGTTTCAGACCGACGATCGGCTGAAGTTGCTGGGCGGCGCGGTCCTCGAAATGGGGCCGCCTGGCGTCCCGCTCGCCGCTCTGATGGCCGTGACGGTGATCGAGAACGGCGATGTCGGCGATACGGTCCTGAAGGACCCGCGATGGAACGGAATCCGTTCGCCGATGCTCGTCAAGTTTCCCGTCCACATGAGCGCGACGCCCGCCGACATTCCTCACGCGGACCACTGGGACCGCTATGCCGACCTGCTGCGAAGCGGGCGAACTGATGACGCGACGGAGTTCTATGCGGCGCATCGGTGCCTTCCGGAGTGCGAGGGGATCCTCGACCGGCCGCGCCCTTGCCTGCCCTGCCCGATTCGCGCCGACTGCATGGACGCGGACGCCATGGTCTCCTGGCAGCAGCGGAAATATCCCGCCGACCTTTCGCCGGTTCAGCACGCCATGGACCGGCACATTCGCAACCCGATCCTCTTCGCCGCCGAGATGCAGCAACAGCCGATCTCGGCACAAATGGCCGGCGCAAGGATCACGCCGGCGCAGGTGATCCAGCGGGTCAGCGGCCTTCCGATGTGCCACGTGCCTGCGGATGCGACGGTCATCACCGCCGGAGTCGACGTCCACGACGAGCTTCTCTACTGGGTCGTGTGCGCCTGGGAAGACGACTTCACCGGCCAGGTCATTCAGTACGGCACGCTCCCCGAGCAGCCGGTGCGCTGGTTCCTGCAGGCCAGTCCGCCACGCCCGCTCTCGCGCGAGTTCCCCGGCCAGGACAAGGACGGCGTGATTCAGTCCGGCCTCGAGCGCCTGTGCGGCGTCATGCTCAAGCATGAGTTCGAGAAACACGCCGGCGGATCCGTGGCTTCGATGTCCATCGAGCAGATGCTCGTGGACAGCGGCTACAAACCGACGCTCGTCTACAACGTGCGCCGGAAGCTCGCCAGCCCGATCATGCAGGCCTCGAAGGGCATGGCCCTGCGCGCAACGAACAAGCCGATCGCCTCCTTCCAGCGTAAGCGCGGATGGAAGTTCGGCGACGACTGGTACGTCCCCAGCGTCCGCGGCACGCGCGAGTACCCGCACGTGTGCATTGACACCAACGCCTGGAAGAGCTTCGTCCATCGCGCATTGTCCGTCGCTCCGGGCACGCGCGGCGCCTTGACGCTCTACGGGACGCCGGTGACTGCCGGCGACCATGAAGCGTTCGCGGAACAGGTCGCCGCCTCCGAGTACTTCACCGAGGTCTTCGCTCACGGCCGGGTCGTCAACGAGTACAAGCAGATGCCGCATCGGCCCGACAACCACTGGTGGGACTGCCTGGTCCTGTGCGCGGTCGGCGCCTCGATGCGCGGCTGCAAGCCGCCGGTCCAGGCGAAAGCGGCTCAGCGGTCATCCGGCGGTCCGGCGAAGCGCCAGGTGAAGAGCCTTGCAGAAATGGCAGGAGCAACATGAGCAAGACCGCCAAGGAGCCGGTCAGGCGCGTCCGCCTCTCGCTCGAGGAAATGGCGCGCGGAGACGGTCCTCCGGTGGGCGTCCGCTGCCCGAAGTGCTGGTGCATGCGCTCGCACGTGGACGCGACGCGCGACGGGCCGGGACAGAGTGGGCGATGGCGGGTGTGCGACAACTGCGGAACCGGCTGGAGAACGGACGAGAAATAGATCCCCGGGCAACTGTGAACGGACACCAGAGAGCGAAGAAGCGACGCGAGGAACGCCAGGCCGTCCGTGAGGCGGAACGGGCCACGTGGCGATGTCGCTGTGGGGCGGCCAGGCCAAAACATGTCTCGACATACGGTCGAATCGAGTACGTAATCTGTAAATTTTGCGCCCGTCATTCCAAGATAATCTATTCATTTCGCCTCGACGAGTGAAGAACCTTCCTTGCATCTGATCATGTCCTGAACGATAATCCCTGCATCGAAGCAGAAGCCTGCTCCTGGCAAAGGGCGCGCGCATGGGAAGGTGAAATGGGCGACCTCGTCAAAGCTCTGAAGCACGCCGCGGAGAAACCCGAGAGCGTCACCGCGGGCGACGTGACGGTGCGGCGCCGGCCGCTGACCGAGCAGATCGAAGCGACGAAGTTCCTCATGGCCACCCGCGCGCGATCCCGCGGCGGTATGGCCGGCGTTTCCATCACCAAGCTGAAACCGCACGGCGCCATTCTTCCCGCCGGTCCCGACTTGCGTCCTTGGGAATGGGGCGGATGATGTTCGGATTCTCGACTCTTCGTCGCTGGTGGAACGGCCGCAAGGCGGCGCGAGTGCGTCGCCGCGCGGCGAAGACCCTCGCCGAGATGCTCGACCGGCGGCTCAATCAGCGGCGTGCCGAATGGGACCGCGAGGACGCCGAGCTGCGCTCGGTAATGGCCATGGGGGTCGGCGCCGCCAACTGGGGCGAGATGATGCGGCAGCTCGGAGTCCGCACGAAACCCGCCCTGGACGAAATGGCCGGCGCTCCAGCTCCGCGAATTTCCGCCCGCTTCGATTCCGCGATCACGACCGACGACGACCGCGCGCACTGGGCGATGGCCGATGGCCTGGCCGCCGACGCCGCCGCCAACCCCATGATCCGCTACACACTCCGCAACCGGGGCCGGTACGAAGATGCGAATAACTGCTACTGCAAGGGCGTCGGCGAAACCATCGCCAATGATTTTGTCGGGACCGGGCCGCGCCTGCACATAGACGACGAACGGCTGACCGAGGACGAACGCGAGGACATCGAGGCCAAGTTCGCCGCGTGGGCGCAGGCCATTGACCTTCCGGGCAAACTTCGCACCATGCGAAAGGCACGCCGGACTGACGGGGAAACCTTCGCCTGCAAGATCACAAACCCAAAACTGAAACATCCGGTGAAGCTCGACCTTCGCGTGATCGAGGCCGACCAGGTCCGCTTCGTGGACATCTCGCTACTTCTCTCGCCGTCCGTGGACGGGATCCGGTTCGATGACTACGGCAACCCGGTTTCCTACCACATCCTGCGCATCCATCCCGGCTACTGGTCCTACGCGACCGGCTACGTCGGCATGCCGTGGGAATACGACGTATGGGACGCCAGCCTCGTCATCCATTGGTTCCGGCAGGACCGGCCCGGGCAGCATCGCGGGCTTCCCGAATTCCTGCCGGCGCTGCCGCTCTACGCCACGCTGCGGCGCTACACCCAGGCCACCCTCGATGCCGCTGAAACAGCGGCAGACTATGCGGTGCTTTTGGAAACGCAGGCCGGCGCGATGTTCGTGGACGAGGACGGGAATACGAGCGAGGGCGTCACCGAGGCCAAGGCGTTTTCCGCCGTGCAGATGCATCGGCGGATGATGGCCGCGCTGCCGGCCGGGTATAGCGCCAAGCAAATGCGGCCCGAACAGCCGACGCAGGAGTACAGCGGATTCAAGCGGGAAGTTGCCTCTGAGATCGGGCGATGCGAGGGCGTTCCCCGCAACGTCGTGCTCGCGGATTCGTCTGACTCCAGTTTCGCCAGTGGGCAGCTCGATCATAAAATCTACTTCCGCCCGCGGGAGATCGAGCGCGCGGAAGCCAACGGGCTGATCCTCGACAACCTATTCGGGGATTTTATCGCCGAGGGCGTGCGGCTCCGCGAGGGCCACGGCGACTACGGCAAGCCCTATCTGCCGCAGATCCTTCGCACGCTCGGGACCAGCGTTGAACATTCCTGGTACTGGGACAGCAACGAGATGGGAGATCCGTTCAAGCTTTCGGCCGCGAAATCTACCGCCATGAAAGATGGCCTGACGACGATCCCGGCCGAGTACGAGGCCAAGGGCCGGAACTGGAACCGCGCGTTCGTCGCGCAGGCCCGCGCGCTCGGCTGCACGGTCGAAGAACTCAAGACGATGGTCCGCAACAGCATCTTCGCCACGCGCGGCACGGATCCGGTAGACGCCGGCGCGGACGAAGGCGGCGAGGCCGGCAAAACGCCCGCGCGCAAACCGGCAGTCGCCGTCAAGCGTCCGGCGCAAGGCGCATTGCAGAGGGCGAATTAGTGAGGTAGACCTGAAAGACAATTTGCGCGTGTCCCGTGGATGCGGCCGCTGAAGCGGGACGCCAAAAAGCGGACTGACAAAGGCTGAACCTGTGCACAGCGGGTTCGGCCTTTTTCTTTTTCCGGCGCGCAACTCAGGTCATTCCGGGAGACGGTAATGAAGAAGAAGCCTTCCGAGGAAGCGCTGGCCGCCGCGTTCATGTGCACGCTCGCGTCGCGGAAGAGGGAAAGGACCCGCGAGCTTCCGGGATCCGGAACGATGCGCCGCGCGGATCGGGAACGCGCGCAGGCGCAGCGCCAGTTCGCATGGCTCCTCGGCCGCGGAACCCAGGCTCCGCAATCCGCGCCGCCGATCAGCGCCGCCTCTGGGGAAGGCGAGCAACCGATCTCGGCGACCTTCGACGCCGCATTCTCGATCACCGCGCAGGCCGCCGATGCGCCGCCGGCGACCGATCCGAATCCCTCCGCGAAGCTCGACACGCCCGACGCGGCCGCCGGCGACAAGACCGCCGTCCCGCCCGGCGCGAACAAGAACTCCACCGACGTGATGAAGCCGGACAAGGACGGGGCCCCGCCGAAACCGCGCTTCACGATGACAGCCTACAACGGCGGACCCATGAAGCTGAACGGCTACCAGTTTCCCGTCGTCGTGGACGGTGCCGGACTCAAGGCGGCCGGCGCGCGGCTGCCGGTCTACATCGGCCACAACAAGCCGTGGGACGACGTGGACACGCAGATGGAGCAGCTCTTCGGACAGACCGACGAT